ATATGTCTGATTTAAAAAAAGTAATACGTCAAGAATATTTAAAATGTGCCCAAGACCCGGTGCATTTTATGCGTAAATACTGTTATATACAGCACCCTCAACGGGGACGCATACAATTTAATTTATACCCATTTCAAGAAAAAGTACTAACGTTAATGAGAGATAATCCTTATTCGATTATCTTAAAATCTAGACAGTTAGGCATATCTACATTATCAGCAGGTTATTCTTTATGGTTAATGATATTTCATAAAGATAAAAATATACTTTGTATTGCAACAAAACAGGAAACTGCTAAAAACATGGTTACAAAGGTAAAATTTATGTATGAAAATTTACCTTCATGGCTTAAAATAGATGCATCTGAAAATAATAAATTAACACTTCGATTAATAAATGGGTCACAAATTAAAGCCACATCAGCTTCAAGTGATGCCGGTAGATCTGAAGCAGTATCTTTACTATTAATTGATGAAGCGGCATTTATTGATAATATTGGAGAGATTTGGGCCTCAGCCCAACAAACATTAGCAACCGGTGGTGGTTGTATAGCATTATCCACACCTTATGGTACCGGTAATTGGTTNCATCAAACATGGGTTAGAGCAGAATCTAGCGAAAATCAATTTTTACCTATTAAATTACCATGGTTTGTCCACCCAGAACGAGACCAAAATTGGAGAGATCAACAGGATGAATTATTAGGTGATCCTAGAATGGCGGCACAGGAATGTGATTGTGATTTTAGTACTTCAGGTGATATTGTATTTTATCCTGAATACATAGACTTTTACGAAAAAACTTACGCAAAAGACCCTATGGAAAGAAGAGGAGCAGACCAAAATTTATGGGTTTGGGAATCACCTGATTATACAAGAGATTATGTTGTTGTAGCTGATGTTGCTCGTGGAGATGGAAAAGATTATTCAGCATGTCATGTAATTGATGTAGCAAATAATACACAAGTTGCTGAATATAAAGGACAATTAGGTACAAAAGAATTTGGACATTTATTAGTAGGTTTAGCTACTGAATATAATGAAGCAATGTTAGTAATAGAGAATGCTAATATTGGTTGGGCAACTATACAAGTTGCTTTGGATAGACAATATACTAATCTTTATTATTCACAAAAGAGTGACTCCCCAAATGCTAGTTCGTATTTTGATAAATATCAAGACCACTCCAAAATGGTAGCTGGTTTTACAATGTCATCTAGAACTAGACCTATGGTAATAGGTAAATTTCAAGAATACATTAGTGATAAAGGAGTAACAATACAATCAAAAAGGTTAATTGAAGAAATGAAAACCTTTATATGGAGAAACAATAGAGCAGAAGCTCAAAGTGGGTATAATGATGATTTAGTAATGTCATTTGGTATTGCTATGTATATTAGAGATACTGCTTTAAGATTAAGACAAAAAGGTTTAGATGGAACTAAAAATGCCTTAAGTAATATGTCAGTTAACAGAACACCTTATCAAGGGGGTTATGGCAATAGTCAATTAGGTAAAAACCCATATGAACAAAACTTTGGAAATGGCAAAGAAGACATTAGATGGCTCTTCTAAATCATATTTATAATAATAATAATACATTATGGCTGATAAAAGCGTATTTACAAGATTAAAAAGATTATTTTCAACTGATGTAATCATCAGGAATGTTGGTGGGAACCAAGTAAAAGTAATAGATAGTGGTAAAATTCAATCAACTGGAGAATTACAAACTAATTCGTTAGTTGATAGGTATAATAGAATTTATTCTACTAGCCCTTCATCTTTATATGGTGCTCAATTCAACATGAATTACCAGTACCTTAGGCCTCAATTATACTCAGAATATGATTTAATGGATCAGGATGCTATTATCGCTTCTGCATTAGATGTATTAGCAGATGAATCAACACTTAAAAATGATATGGGTGAAGTACTTCAAATTAGAAGTGCTAATGAAGATATACAAAAAATATTATATAACTTATTTTATGATGTATTGAATATAGAATTTAATCTATGGATGTGGGTTAGACAAATGTGTAAATATGGAGATTTTTTCTTAAAATTAGAAATAGCAGAAAAATATGGTGTTTATAATGTTATCCCTTACACAGCATATCATATTGAAAGACAAGAAGCATACAACCCAGACAATCCAGCAGAAGTAAGATATAAATATGCCCCAGATGGTATGGATAATATAAGCTCAGGTATGTATCCTGTTCCTGGAGCAGGGGGTGGAAATTTAGAAAATGAATCAGGTATATTTTTTGATAATTATGAAATGGCTCATTTTAGATTATTATCGGATGTTAATTATTTACCTTATGGTAGAGCATATATTGAACCTGCTCGTAAATTGTACAAACAGTATGTACTAATGGAAGATGCTATGTTAATTCATAGAATTGCTCGTGCACCTGAAAAACGTATATTTTACATGAATGTAGGTTCTATCCCTCCAAATGAAATAGAAACATTTATGCAAAAAACTATTTCACAATTAAAAAGAACACCATTCCAGGATAATAAAACTGGTGAATATAATTTAAAATATAACATGCAAAACATGTTAGAAGATTTTTATATACCAATTAGAGGTAATGATGCTACAACAAAAATAGAAACTACACCTGGACTACAATATGATGGAATCCAAGATGTAGAATATTTAAGAGGTAAATTATTTGCCGCACTTAAAATACCTAAAGCATTTTTAGGATATGAAGAAGGAGTAGAAGGAAAAGCTACATTAGCTCAACAGGATATTAGGTTTGCCCGTACAATAGAAAGAATTCAGAGAATATTGTTATCAGAGTTAAATAAAATTGCTTTAGTTCATTTATATACTCAAGGGTATACTGATGAAACATTAACTAATTTTACTTTACAAATGGCTAGCCCATCTATAGTATTAGAACAGGAAAAAATTGAATTATTAAAATCAAAAACCGAACTATCAGAACAATTACTTACTCAGGGATTAGTTCCATCAGATTGGATTTATGATAATGTATATCAATTTAGTGAAGACCAATATGATGAGTATAGAGATTTAACTAGAGAAGATGCTAAACGTAAATTTAGAATGGCTCAAATTGAAGCAGAAGGTAATGATCCTGTAGAAACTGGTAAATCATACGGAACACCCCATGATTTAGCTTCTTTATATGGTAGTGGTAGAATGTACACAGACCCCGGAGCAGTTCCAAAACCCGAAAAATATGCAGCTGATGATCCTAAATTAGGCAGACCAAAAGATACTAATGTTAAGCGCAATACACAAGATGATAATTTTGGAAAAGATAGATTAGGAGTTAAACGTATGAAAGACACAGATAAAAATGATTCTAATAGTATAAAGAATAAATTTAAAGGGGGTAGTCCTTTAGCATTAGAATCGGCACGAACAACATATTTAAGAAATAAAGATATATTTAAAAATATACCACAACCTAGTAAAAAGCAATTAGTATTTGAAGAAGATAAAGATAATACTTCATTATTAGATGAATCACAATTAAAGAGACAATAATTTTTATATATTTATAATAAAATATTTTTTAATGAATATTAAACACTCAAAATACAAAAATACAGGAATTCTATTTGAATTACTAGTACGCCAAATAACCGCGGATACTTTAAAAGGAGGAAACTCACCTGCTATAGACATATTAAAAGAATACTTTGTTAATACTAGTTTAGGTAAAGAATATAAGTTATATGAATCCATAATTAAATCTAAAGTAATAACTGAAGGTAGAGCTACATTAGTTATTGACACTATATTAGAGGCATCTACTAAATTTAATAGAAAATCTTTAAAAAAACAAAAATATAATTTAATTAATGAAATTAAAAAACATTATAATTTAGAATCTTTTTTTGGTTCTAAAATTTCAAATTATAAAGAATTAGCGGCTTTATATACTTTAGTAGAAAATATTAATTCAAAATCTATATCTAACCCAACACAATTAGTTGATAATAAAATTACTTTATTAGAACATTTAACTAAAAAAGAGGTTACTCAAGATTCAAAACAAACAGTACTTGAAGAATTTTCTACATATGATAAAGATATAAGAACTTTAACATATAAAGTATTACTAGAAAAATTTAATGATAAATATGACTCATTAACTAATGACCAAAAACAAGTACTTAAAGAATATATTAATTCAGTAGATTCAACTCCAGATTTAAGAAACTTTTATAATACTAAAATTAGCGAATTAAAAAATATTTTAGTTAAAGAAACTAAAAATATTAAAGATAAAGCTACCCAAATAAAAATTACTGAAGTATCTAAATTTTTAACTGAATTAAAGAAAACTGATAAAGTTGGAGATGATAATTTAGTTGATTTGTTACGTTATTATCAATTAATAAATGAAATACAAGTAGCAAATGGCTCTCAAATATAAACTTAAAGAAGCACCTGCACCTAATTTAGCTAAAACAGGCGGTTATAAAATTGGTGATATATCTTATTCTAAAGATGGGGATACTAAATTTGTAGTTAATTCTATTGAT